CTGTCGGACATGCTCACCCTGGCAACGAGGATTCCCAAGGGCGCCGCGTTCATGCTCGGTGTTCACGTCGAAAGCGCGAATGGCGTCGTCGTCTACAACTACCCGAACCAGAATTTCCAGACTGCGGGCAACAACAATCCGGCTGTCGCTACCCAGATTTGGGACGCCAGCGGCACGCTCGCCGCCCGCGCAGACTATTTCGCGACCAATGGTTCGCCGGCCGCAACATCAGCCTCAGTGCAGAACGCGATCATGCCGACCGCGATCGTGGCGTACACGCGCAACCCGTCGATCTACATTTTCGGCAACAGCCGGGATTATGGGACGGGCGACCGCGACGCTGCGGGCTTTGTCGATGGCACGGGCGACACAGGAAATTCAGCGCGCTCACTCGGACGGTTCTACGGCTACATCAACTGCGCGACCAGCGGCGACAAGCTCCAGAACTGGCTGACGGCGCACACCAAGCGCAGCAAGCAGGCGCAGTATTGCACGCACATTTCCGGCCCGGATCTCATCAACGACGTGAACGGGTCACGGACAGCCGCGCAGATGGCGACCGATCTCGGCACGATGCTGGATATTGCCGATTTCGCCGGCAAGAAGGTGTGGCTCGTCACGACCGGGCCGAACCCGGACAGCACGAACGCGACACCAAACACGAACGACGCAGCGCGCACCGGAATCAACGACAAGATCCGCTCGGGTCAGATCAGGAGCGCTGGCAACATCATCCCGGCCGGCTTCTGGGATATCGCCTCGATCGAGGAAAGCGCCCACAATTCAGGGTTGTGGGACACGATCAACGGGCACGCAATCACTGATACGAATGCGCCGCTGCAGCTCCACAATAACATGTACGGCTACCTCAATATCCTGAGGAGCCGGATTGTCGATGCCGCGCGCGTGGTGAGGTAGGATATGGCTTACGACAAGCCCACGCCCGCAACGCTGAAGATCCGCTACCCGGCATTCGCGGCGGTGGGCGATGATACCGTGCAATACTGGCTGACAGACGCAGAGCGGTTCGTGGACACCAGCTGGATCGAGGGCGACTATGCGCCGGCCCTGATCGCCTATGCCGCGCATCGGATGAGCGAGACGAACACGGCGGGCATCAAGGGCGGTGAGGCCGCACAGGCAGCTGCAGCCGGGCTTGTGCGTTGGAAATCAGGAAGTGCGGACCTTCAGTTCAGCGATACCGCTGTTACCGAACAGGCGCGAGGCGGCTTAACGACGACTTCCTATGGCCGCGAATATCTCGGCTTGCTGGCGAAGAACAAATCCGGCGGCGGCACGACCGCTCCAGGCACCGTCCCGTGCCCCTATGGCTTCAACGGCTATGCCGGGCCGCTCCCACCATGGAATTGGCCCTACTGATGGACATGGGGGCCATCTTCGCGGATTTCGGCATCGGGCTATCGGCACAGTTCGGCGGCCCGATCAAGCCGGGCTCGGTTGTGCGATATGGCGCGCCCATCACCGATGATGGCGGCTCGATCGTAACGCCCGGCGCCGTCACGATCGCAGATTGCTCGCTCCAGATCGAGAATGCCACGGAGGCCATGCGCCAGGCCGATGGCTATACCGATGAAGATATGCGCCTGCTGGTGTTGGCATCGACGCTTGAAGGCACGATCGACACTGATGCTAGCATTGACGTTCTCACCGGGCCATATTTCGGGCGGTGGTCGATCGCTTCGGTCGATAGTGATCCGTTCGGGGTATATTGGGACTGCCGGGGGCGGCGGTCATCGACCAGCATCTCTCGCGAGTTCGGCGGGACGGTGCAAGCCACCTCAACGGCATCTGACGATATCGTTGCTGATGGCAGGCTTTTTGGCGCGGTTGCCGCAGCATCGTCGCTAAGCGGCTCGCCACAGGCCGTCATGTTCTTGGCGGGCAGTATAGGCGCCGTCAGCGTTTCGACTGGAGCAATGGCGGGTGATGCGAGGCTATCGAGCGCCACGGCTGCGGTTTCTGCGGTGTCGGGAGCACCCACGATCTATGACCTTTTCGCGGGCTCGGTTTCGGCTGTATCCACTGTCTCAGGAGCCTTGCGAGGCGACGTATTCGCTGCCGGCCAGATAGCAGGCGCATCAACGACCAGCGGCGCGCTGGCGGGCACTGCAAGCCTGTCCGGGACCGTGGCAGGCCAGTCGACTACAACCGGCGCGCCAAGGCTATGGGACCCCGTGCTCGATCTAGGCGCCGCTCTCCTAGGGTATTGGGACGCCGAGCGGCCGGGCCTGATCACATTGTCCGGATCCAGCGTCACCACATGGACGGACGTTGTGGGCGGCTATGCGCCAACCCAAGGCGTTTCCGGATCAAAGCCGATATATTCGGCGACTAGCTTCAACGGACGGCCAGGCATCACGTTTGACGGAACGGACGACTCGCTTCTCGCGGCTTCACAGCCTTTCCCATCCGGCTCTGCTGCTTCAGAGATATGGGCGCTCATCGATCAAAAGGCGCTGGCGGCGGATGCCACTACGCGCGTGTCCCTCGCCTATGGGTCGGGCAATAGTGCGACGTCACGCTATGTCGCGCGTACAACAAGCGGCGGAGTCAACCGCGGATTCGCGAATGCGGGCAACGGCACGTCAGCAGTGCAGGTTACCGATACCGCCGTGGACTATTCCGGGAAACATGTCGCTCGGGTCGAGATAACCGGTAGCGCGATCGCAGTTTCGGTTGATGGCAATACCTCGGTATCGACGGCGGTCACGCCAGCAACGGGGACAACCAACATCAGGATTGGCGGCACGCTGGCTGGCTCCAACTTCGCGAACATGACCGCCAGCGCCTTCCTGATAACAAGCCCGCTTACGACTGCGCAGGCCGCACAGATGCTCGCCTTTCTCAAAGCTCGTGGAGGTATCCCCTAATGTCCATTGTCGTCCTTTTCCCCGCAGGAAAGAGCGCATCCGCAGATGCCTATCTGGCCTTTTGCAACGCCAACAACCCCGACACGACTCCCGGCGCCATTTGGTATCTGCCGGACAGGGTAGATGCCCATGGCCAGCGCGTCGTCGGGTTCCTTGGCCCACTCGGCGAATGGAACGGCGGAGACTGGCCCGAGCCGGAAGGCGGCGCTGCGGCGCGCGCTGACGGCGTTCTTTCCACCACGGTCGATTGGCCAAACGAAGAGGTATAAGCCATGCCCGGCAGTTTCAGCGACTATCTCGAGAATAAGATCCTCGATCACCTTCGCGGCACGTCCTACACGGCGCCGTCCGGTCTCTATATCGGCCTGTTCAGCTCTGCAGAGGGCGATGCGGGCGGCGGCACCGAGGTCACCACCACGATCAGGCCGGCTGGCCGCGTCGCCGCCACCATGGGCGCGGCATCCGGTGGCTCCATGTCGAACAGCGCGGTTGCTGATTTCGGCGCATCCGCAGGCGCAGCGACGGTGACCTATTTCGGTGTGTTCGATGCGGCGTCAGCTGGCAACCTTCTGTTCGCGGGGCCGGTCACCACGACTCTGTCCATTACGACCGGCATCAACGTATCCTGGCCGATCGGATCGCTCGTGGTATCGCTCGACTGATGATCCGCGTCACTGACAACCACCTCGCCCGGCTGCTGCGGATGAACCCCGCGCGCATCATGCCGGCAGTCGGCGAGGAGTTGCGGGCGGGCGCGGAAGCCATCGCCGAAGATGCCCGCGCGTCTGTGCTCGACGGTGGCATTCCAAGCCCGCATCACGTCGTGTCGGCACCGGGGGAGGCGCCTAACTCCGATAGCGGCTATCTCGTCAGCACGATCCATGCAGGTGAGATCATCGAGACGCCGGGCACTGTTCAGACCAGCGTCGGCGTTGGGGCCGAATATGGCCTCTATCTCGAACTCGGCACGTCGCAGATGAAGCCGCGCCCGTTCCTTGTGCCTGCGACAGAGCTGAACCGGAAAGACGTGATCGACGCGCTGCACAAGCGCTTCGAGGCTGAGGTCATCACCTGATGGCTGAGGATTACAAGCTCCCGACGCGCCGCGCGATGCTGACTGCGATGAAGCATGACGGGCCGTTGACCGCGCTCATCGCTGCTGGGTCCATGTATCCCGGCACGGTCCCTGTGTCCCGCACTTTCCCCTTTTTGAGGTTGGGCGCGATCACCGCATCTCCCTTTCGCGCGTCCGGGCTCGACAGTTCGGCATTCCGGGCGAACGTCCAGGGCTTCACCAAGCCGCTGGCCAATGCGCGTGGTGCCGCCACAGCCTCCGCAGAGGACCAGGCCGACCGCATCGGTTCCGCGATCAAGGACGCGATCGACGGCGCGACGTTGACGCTTGAGGGCGGTCAGAAGGCGCGAATAGTGTGGATCCAGACAATCGCCGTGCGCGACGGTGACGAAGCTGACGCGTGGATGGTGACCGTGACGTTCGGTGTCGAGGTGGCGGGGTAATCGCTTGGCGCGGGCCCAATGAAATGTTAGGGTTGTGGCATGCCGTTCGAAGATATCTGTGCAATCCTGTCCGTGATGCCTTGGTTGCTGCTGTTCGGCTATATTGCCTTATGTGAGGGTCTCCCAGCTTGGATGGATTATCAGGACCTTCGCGATGAGTTGCGCGCAACAGCCACGGAAGACTGATCGCGCAGCAAACCCGCCGTAATCACGGATACACCTCGCCCCTAGAACCTGCCGAAACCTGCAGGAGCTACCCGCGATGTCCGTGCCAAGCATTGTCAAAGGCCAGTATGCCGACGTCGCGGTCTTCTCGCCGCCCAGCGTCTCTACACCGGTCATTCTCTGCGGCCTCACCTCGCGAAACCTGACCCACCAGTTCAACACGTCCGACGAATATATCCGCGACTGCGCGGACCCGACGATGGTCCCTTTCCGCGTCGTCAACGTGACTGGCGAGCAGTTCAACATCTCCGGCACCGGGCTTTTCAATCGGCAGCAGGCATCCCTTCTCCGCACGATCGCCGGCCAGTCGCTGAAATATCGCTTCCTGCTGAGTGAGCCCATCGGTGATCCGGTCGATGCCGGCTATTACGAGGGCTATTTCGTCTGCTCCGATATCCAATATGGTGCGGCGGATGGAGCGAATATCACCGTTCAGCTGACCTTTGTTTCCGATGGCCAGATCCTTTGGGTGCCGACTGCCGGCGAAACCACGCTCGCCGCGCTGACGATGACGCCGAACACTGTCGCTAGCGGCGTTGCCTATTCCGGTACGGTTGTCGTCACGACCACTGGTTCGACGCTGACCGCGACCAGCAGCGATTCGACAGTTCTTACTGTGAGCGGCACTGGCGTATCGCGCACGGTCTCCGGCACCTTCTCGGCAGCTGGCTCGAAGACGATCACGCTGACGGAAACGCTGGCAGGCGCGACCAACACGCCACGCGTCTCGACCAAGACGCTGACCGTCACCTGATCCCGTGCAGTCGTTCACGTCGGTCTTTATCGGCAACGGCGAATATCGCTGCGCATATGGGCTGGAGCAGTACAAGGAACTCGAGCGACTTTGCAACGCGGGCGTGGGCGAGATTTACGCCCGCACCTCGAAGGGCCGCTACGGGTTCCTAGACGGCGAAATCTACCCAGAACTGGCGGAATATCGCGTGCTGGAGTTGCGCGAGGTCGTGCGCCAGGGATTGATCGGCGGCGGCGCGGCGGTGATCGACGGCGCAGAGATCAAGATTGCCGATTTCCGCGTCGATGAAATCCTGAGCACCTATTTCTTTGGCCTGTCGGATCAGCGTCTCGGGCTCACCAAGCTTTGGGCTGCGGCCTATCGCATTCTGCACGATCTGACCCACGGATACTCGCCGCCAAAAAAAGCCGAGCCGGTGGCAAGCCCGGCGACCCCAAAGAAAGGTTCGACTACGCGGCGGCGCTCACGAACTGCGCCATGATGAGCATCCCGCCATCGGAAGCCAAAAAGCTGACGTGGTGGGAATATCAGGCGCTGCTCTGGAACTGGAACGACCGCCACAAGCTGGAGGATGAGCCACCTGAGGCGCCAGATGCTGATCATGTAGCGATGCGCCAGAAACGGCTAGTGGCGAGCGGGTTCGGAAGGATGATTCACTGATGGCCGAAGTTGTCGACTCCATCATCGCCGAGCTGATCGTCCGCGATAACGGCTATGTCGCTAATTTCGACAAGGCGACTGCCGCGCATGAGCGCTTCACCAAAAGCATGCCGAAGGTGGCGGGCGGACTCGATCTGAGTGGCGCTGAGGCACAGAAATACGCGAACCGGCACAAGAAGGCAGCCAGCGAAGTCGCCGCAGCTGAGGAAGCCACCACAGCCAAGGTTACGCGCACCCGAAAGGCTCGGGCCGATGCCGCTGTCGCGTCCGATGAGAAAGAGGTTCGCTCAGCCAAGGCAGCGGCAAGGGCCAAGGCGGATGTGGAGATCGCCGAAGCCGAACGCTCGGCCAGGTATCGCCGACTGGCTGAGCAGGCCGCTTCAAATCGCGCCATCCCGCAATCTACGTCTGGTCGCATCGGTGCGACAGTCGCCAATGAGGCTTCCGGACAGCGGCCTATCCCAGCCGCCGTCATGGCAGGCGGACAGGCCGAGCAAATTGCCGCAGAGACCGAAGTCAACCACCTGCTCGCCGATCGCTTCGACCTTGCCTTAAGGGCGCGCTCTGCGGAGGGGATGGTCAAGCGTGAACTGCAAGATCAAGTCGACTGGCTTCGTCGCATCAACACGTATAAAGCGGCCGGTCTCACCGAAGACCAGGCTATCTTGCGCGCTGAGTCCGAGACGTTGGCGGTCGAGAAGCTGCGCGCAATCGCTGCCGAGAAGCAGGCAGCCAAGGGCACCACGCGCGGAGTTGAGCAATTCGCCCGCGGTGCCGGCGCCTATGCTGCCTTGGGCGGCGGCCCCGCGATCGCCGGCCTCGCCCTCACAGCTGGCGTTGCGCTCGGTGCCGAGGCTATCAGCAAGGCAACGGAATATGCCCGCGCGCTCCAGGATGTGGCGAAGGAAGCCGGGCTCACCACCACAGCACTTCAGGTCTACCAGCACGCAGCTGCACAAGATGGCGTCACGCAAGAGCAACTGAGCGCTGGCCTGCGCCTGTTCTCTGAAAATCTCGGTAAGGCCCGCACGGGCTCCGAGGAACAGATCAAGGTGTTTCGAGCGCTCGGCATCAACATCCACACGGCGGCAACGGCCGGCGAACTTCTCCCGACGCTAGTGAATCGCATCTCCAGCATTCCGGACCAGGCCAAGCGTGCACGGGTTGAACTGGCGCTGTTCGGTGAATCCGGCGCCAAGCTCGATGGCATGCTGTCAGGCGGCAATGAACGCCTCGACAAGCTGTCTGACGCGCTCCAGAAGAACAACGCGATCCTGTCGGCGACAGATATCGCGAAGCTGGACGAGATTTCGAAGAAGCTGGCAGAGGCCAAGGCCGTCCTGATGACGGACATTTCGTCGGTCGTCGCTCATAACGCGAGCGCCATCCTGACGCTGGTTGAGGTCTTCGAAAAGGTGGCCGGAGCCGTTACGACTGCGGTCAACGCGCTCGCAAGGTTCAACCGGTATGCCGCGATCGGCGCGAAGCAAAGTCTTGGCCTGCCGGTAGATCAAGATATCAAGAACTTGGCGCTCGACAATCAGGAAGACCGGATTTCCGGCATCCAGAAGGGGCTGGGCCTCGATAGCAAATTCGCAAGCCCGCAGCCTGGCGGCGTCAATACGAAACTGCTGAACAGCCTTGGCTTCCCTAAAGGCCCCAAGGGCAAATCTGCCTCGCAGATCGAGGCCGAACGCCTAGAGCGGGATCGCAAGTTTACGGCCGAAGAGGAGCGCGAACAGCAGGCGCGGTTGAGCTATCTATCGGAGCTCACGTCAGACACCCGCGATCAAGACGAATATGCGCGCCAGCGGGTTGAGATTGAGCGTGTTGCGCGAGATCGCGAACTGAAGGACGACGCGGCAAAGACGATCGCCAGCCAGAAGCTGAAGGGCGCTGAGGCGGCACAGGTGAATGCGCACCGCGATACCCTGATCGCGCTTAACGACAGGAACGCGCAACTCCAGCTGGACGCCATCAATCGCAAGGAAACATCGCGTTATCTCGAGGAGGAAGCCGCTCACCTTCAGACGGCGGCCGAGACGCAGACAGATATACTGAACTCGCAACTCGCGCTGGCGACGACGGCAAAAGAGCGCCGCGAAATTGAGTTGCGCTTGCTGGCCATCGCGACTGAGCAGGAGCGCGTGTCCCTGCAAAAGCTGATCGATGACAAGGCAACGACGCCTGCTGCGCGCGAGGATGCGCAGGCCCGGCTTGGTGCATTGCCGGGCAAGGCGGCTGGGCAGGCAGCCGAGATCAACAGGCGCGATGCTGGACCATGGCAACAATATTTGCAGTCTCTACCGCATACAGCCGATCAGATCGGCGAGGCTTTCGAAAAGGCTGCGGTCAACGGGGTCGAGCGGCTGAATGATTCACTCGGAACCGCACTATCAAAACTGCTCGGGCTCCACGGCGCGGCCGGTCAGTTCTTGGAGGATCTGATCCAAATCGGCATCCAGGCGGCAGAATCAGCCATTTTCGGCGGCAGTCCCGGCGGCGGCCCTTCATCAGCAGGTAGCGGCGGCCTTATCTCCGGCCTTGGGCCACTCCTTGGCTTTGCATCAGGCGGATCCATGACGGTAGGCGGCAATCCGGGCATCGACCGCAATATTCTGTCGCTGAACGGGCGACCAATCGCGCGCGTCAGTCAGCGCGAAGTCCTGTCGGTGTCGCCGAACGTATCCGCGTCGAATGCTCGCATTGCAAGCCCATCTGCAGCTGGTGTCGTGGTCCACCAGAATTTCGTGTTGGACGCACGTTTCGGCATCACAACGCCGGAACTTCTGAATCACGTCAACGCAGTAGCCAGCCAGCGCGCAGCTGAGGCCGGGCAGGCGAGCTACCGGGCAAGTGTCGCGTCTGTGCCGACCGCCATGTCTCGCTATCAGAGCGAAAGGGGCTAGCCTCAGAGCGGCGTATGAGCTGCGTTGGCGCGAGACAGCGCGGCGGTTCTAAGCGCCAGCGCAGCGGGTGTATCGATCATCACTTCGCCAATGTCGAGGCGATAGGGCGCGGCATTGAAGGATATCGCCAAACCAGCGGTCGCCCATATTGCGCTGATGGCCTGAAAGCTTCCACCGACACTATTCTGGACTGAACTGCGGGTGACAGACGCCGGCTTGCCATATTTTTCAGTCAGCAACGAAATGACGACTTCCTGGCTCTCAATCCCTGCGGTCGGGATCGTAAAGCCAATGACCTTGCCGTCTACGATCATGGCATCCATTTTGCCGGATCGCGCAATTGTCGGCATAGATTCCAGTGGGAACACGATCGTCTCGGTGGCCCATGTCTCGCCAGCATTCACGCGCGCGGCTTGGTGACAAACGACGGGTTGGCGCATCTCATAGCCGAAATCGACGTCAGGCAGTGAGGCGATACGAGGGGTTTTCTTGCATTCTGGGATAGCGAGTGGTTGACCGATCTGGATGCCGAACACCGATTGAGGTGATGCAGCCGCGGCGATCATGAGTAGTAGCGACATGGCCATCTCCAAGCGTCGCGCAAACTACGCTTCCATAGGCGGACGTCAACCTGATCCGCCGTAATCAGTCACAGCCATCGCCCATAGCGTCCGCGCGTGCGCACGCTCCATCTCTGCGTCTTTCAATTTCAGACCCATGACATTCGCGTCATGGGGACGGAGATTGACGGCGGCACCAGCCTCAGCGGCATCAGCGAGCCCATACAGATCGATGGCGGCGGTTTCTGGCAGGCCGATTTCAGTAACGGCGCATTTGGCGGGCGCCAGGATGCCCGCCGGGCCCTGACATTGGCATGGCGGGCGATCAACGCCGGCCTGTCCGGCGGCGCGCAAGCCGTGCTCATGTTCTGTGATCGGCACCACCAACCCATCGCGGCGGGCAGTTCGCTCGTCCCGCATAGCGACGAAACACCCTTTTCCGACGATAGCGAATATCTATCAGGTGGTGCATCCGCATCAGTTTTGGCGGTCAACAATGGCCAGACGGGTGGCCTGAACTGCACCTCACTCGATATCACCATCACATCGGATCGCCCGCTTATCGGCGGCGAACGCTTCACGCATGTTCATCCGGTATGGGGCGACCGCGCCTATGAGATATACTCGGTCGAGACGATGGACACCGGCCTGACGATCAAGTTCCAGCCTCCGATCCGTGGGGGCATTGCGATCGGTGATGAACTCGATTTCGATAATGTCCGCTGCATCATGCGCCGGGTCAGTCCGCCGACCAACGCACTCACCACGGGGCTGTTCTCCACTGCTTCGATCACGATGGTCGAGGACATGCGCGATCCCGCCTCATGAGGCGGTTGACGCTTCTGCGTATCGCGACAGATCCACCCGCGCGGATATGCTCTGGGGTCAATCCGGTGATCATTCCAGCAGATGCGGTCGAATCTGCGGAGGCGCTTTATCTTGGCGGCGGTAAGCTGCTCAGCATTCCGGATCTCGAGCAGGTCATCAATGGCATTTCCTCGCGCATTGAGGTTGGTGTCAGCGGGGTAAGTGCTGCGACCGTCGCCCTGTTTCGAGACGAATCGGCGTCACTGCAGGGTGCGGATGTCGATATCGGCTTCGCCTATCTGGACGACGCCTATCAGGTCGAAGAGGTGGAATGGCTGGCGTCACTGAGGTGCGATTCACCGACGATCGACAGCCAGGACAGCCAGGGCGGACGAACTCGCACAATCAAACTCAGCATCGGAAGCGAGAATTCGGACAGGTCGCGCGCGCCGATCGCGTTCTGGACCGATGCTGATCAGCGCCGCCGATCGCCGACAGACAGGTTTTTCGATCACATCGCTGGCATCAGTTCCGGTACGTCTCGCCGATTCGGCCCGAGCGACGCGTGATCGATCTCGGCACCTTCCTGAAAGAGCAGTGCGCAAACTGCTCGCCATGGAATTGCTCGACGCTCGCCGCCGACTGGTGCGTAGCACTCGGCTATCCCGATTTTGCGTGGGCGTGGAGGGATATAACCGAGGCTGGCGCATGCGAGGCCGCTCCAGCAGAAGGGGGCGGGCTGGTGGCGCTTTGGGCCGCAGGAATTGGCGACTATCTCACAGTGGTCGATGGCCCGCCGCAGGCCGGCGATATCGCAGTCCTTAATGCTCAAGGATATGAGGCGGGCGGCATCTTCACGGGGGAGAGGTGGGCGATAAAGGCAGCGCGCGGCCTCCATTTCATCCCGGACGGCGCCGTCAAAATCACCAAGGCGTGGCGCACATGAGCAAGGTGTTCCGCGCCATCGTCGGGGCGATCGAAATCGTGGCTGGGATTGTTACAGCGAATCCCGCGCTGATCGCTGAGGGCGGCCTTATGATCTTCTCGGCGCTCACCCAGCCCGGCGCGCCGAAGCCGCAGCTTACAGAAACGGCGCTCAAGTCGCCAACTCCGGCTCGAGTCTCCGGCTATGGGCGCAACCGGATGCACCCGGCCTATGCTCTCTACACGGTCGCAAACGACGGCACAGCCTTTGATGCCTATGTGTTCCATGATGGCCAGGTCGATGGCATCGAGACCTATTATCTCGCCGACAAGACGGTATCGGTTAATGGATCCGGCTGGGTACAGCTCGGCGAGGCGAAGGAATATGGCGGCGGTAACATCATCAGGGTGGGTGCCACTCTCGGGCTTCCGACAGAGTCGGCGTTCTCGTATCTCGTCACGGAGCTGCCCGACCAATGGACGACGGATCACCGCGGCGATGGCTGTGTCACCGGATATGCCCGGTTCGGCCAGGTCAAGGGCAAGGACTTCCAGACGGTCTATCCGACTGGCGGCCCAAACCAACTTCCTCTATCGCTCGTCATGCGCCTGCAACTCGTGTTCGACTGGCGCGATGAGACGCAGGACGTTGATGACCCGACGACGTGGAGATGGTCCGAAAACGCGGTCCTGCATCTTGCGCACTACCTGCTGGTCCGCGACAACAAGCGGTGGGCTCGGCATTTCGCGCCCACGCTCGCCTATTGGACGGCAGCGGCGGATGATTGCGATCTGCCCATGTCGCTCAAGGGTGTCCAAACGATCCTTGGTGTAAAGGCGGACCACGGCAACACCTCGATCACTGTCACATCGGTGAGCGGCCTCGATAGCGGCATGACGATCGTTATTTCGGCGACCGGCGACACGTCATTAACCGAGACGCGGATAGTGTCAGGGATTTCCGGGCTGGTCGTCAGCTTTTCGGGCGGGCTGGCGAACGATCACCCAGTAGGTTCGCAGGTCACATGGGCATCGGACCCAGAGAGCCCCGCAACCGAGCCGCGCTACCGCAGCTGCGTCGCCCATAGCCATACCGATGAACATAAGGGCGTCGTAACCAACCTGCTAGCTGCGTTCGATGGCTGGTTGGCCCCGCGCTCTGATGGCGCGCTGGTGGTCTATTCCGGCCGCTATTACGAGCCAACCGTCACGATCGGCCCCGACCAG